CGCGAACCGGGTTCGAGTGAATTAGTGGGGGCGATCATGAGCGTCGCCGACAAGATCGCTGCCGAGCTCGAAGATCTTCGCGCGGAAGAGACGTCGCCGGGAATGGCGGCCGTCGCGCTCGATCTGGCGAGGGCGATCGACGCATCGGATGCGCCCACGGCAAAGGCAGTCGTCGCCGACAAGCTCCGCCCGATCATGAGCGATCTGCGGAAACTCGCTCCCGTTGGCGAGGAGGGGGACGCCCTCGATGAGCTCACTCGTAAGCGAGAGGCCCGCCGCCGCACCGGCTGAGCTCCGCGGGGTGCAGACGCCCCGGATCTTCACCGCCCCGCCCGGCTTCCTTTCGTCGTCGGGGCAAGAGGCCGTCGAGCTCGCCGCCCTGGCTGGGCTGGAGTTGGACCCCTGGCAGCAGCACATCCTCGACGTCGGTCTGCGGGAGCGGCCGGACGGAAACTGGACGGCGTTCGAGGTCGCGGTGAACGTGCCGCGGCAGAACGGCAAGGGCGGTGTGATCGAGGCCCGGGAGCTGGCGGGCCTGTTCCTGCTGGGCGAGAAGCTGATTTTGCACAGCGCCCACGAGTTCAAGACCTCGATTGTCGCGTTCCGTCGTATTGAGCAGCTCGTCATGGGTTGCCCTGACCTGCGGAAACGTGTGCTGCGGGTACGGAAGACGACGGGCGAGGAAGCGATCGAGCTTGTTACGGGGCAGGTGCTGCGGTTCCTGGCCCGTTCGGGCGGCTCGGGCCGAGGCTTCACCGGTGACTGCAACATCCTCGACGAGGCGATGATCCTCGGCGATGACGCGATGGGCGCGCTGATGCCGACGATGGCCGCCGTACCGAACCCGCAGATCTGGTATCTGGGCTCGGCGGGGATCGGTTCTCCGTCGGTGCAGCTCGGCCGTCTCAGGCGGCGCGCGGAGGCCGCTGTGGAGGCGGGGGAGCCGGACCCGAGCCTCGCCTACTTCGAGTGGTCGGTGGACGGCCACCAGGACGAGTGCGGACCGGCCTGCCGGGAGCATGACGACGCGGATGATCCGGCGGCGTGGGCGAAGGCGAACCCGGCGCTCGGGATCCGTATCGGCGAGCAGCATGTCCGCAACGAGCGGGCCAGTCTCGGCAGCGGCGGCATCTTCGAGCGTGAGCGGCTTGGTGTGGGCGTCTATCCGTCGGATACGGCGGACACGTGGCAGGTCATCGGCGAGGACGCGTGGCGGGCGCTGGCGGCCGCGGAGTCGCAGCCTGGCGAGCCGGTGGTGTTCTCCATCGACATGACCCCGGAACGTTCTCACGCGGCGATCGCAGTGGCGGGCGGTTGGCGGGGCGGCACGCACGTTGAGGTGGTCGACCACCGTCCGGGTGCGGGCTGGATTCTGGAGCGCGCCCAGCAGCTGCACGCGAAGTGGAAGCCGCGGGCGTGGGTGGTGGACGCGGGCGGGCCGGCCGGGTCGCTCATCGGTGACCTGGAGGATGCCCTCGGCGTCGAGGTGGTGCAGCCGAAGGCCCGTGAAGTTGCTGCGGCGTGCGGTCAGTTCTACGACGCGGTGACCGAGCAGACCGTTTCTCACCTCGATCAGGCGCCGCTGGCGGCTGCTCTGGCGGGCGCGCAGAAGCGTCCGCTGGGTGATGCGTGGGCGTGGGCCCGTCGGATCGTGAGCGTGGATATCAGCCCGCTGGTGGCGGTGACGCTGGCGAAGTGGGGCCTGGGGGTCGACGTCGAGGAGGCGTCGGATCCGTTGGACAACATCTGGTGAGGGGCTAAGGAATGCGTCGCTGGCAGGCGTTGAGGGTGCGCCTCGCGGGCGCGGCAGGCATGGCCGTGGGAGCCCTGTGGCGGTGGCTCCCCGGTCTTGTCGGCCTTGGACTGGTGTCGTATGGGGCGTGGCTGGCGTGGCCGCCTGCCGGATTTCTGACGGCTGGTGTGCTGGTTTTGGCGGATCAGGTGGCTGACCGGATGTCTGGCGGGAGGGGGCCGAGGTGAGCTTCCTCTTGAGCCGGCGTGAGGTTCGGGCGGGGCCGTTTGCGGAGCCGCCGATCCCGCCGAACTCGGCTACGGGTATAGGCGGGTTCGCGCGGGTGGATCTGTCGCGGACTGAGGCGAGCCTGCAGAAGGTCGCCGTGTACGCGTGCGTGAACTTGGTGGCGACGGTCGCGGAGACGATGCCGCTGGACTACTACCCGCGGCCGCGTGAGACGCAGGCTCCGCCGTCGTGGCTGGCGGACCTGGGCGGCGACGGGCACGGGCTGCCGGACTGGCTGTACCAGTTCGTGTATGCGGCGATGCTTCGCGGCAATGTGGTGGGCGCGACCGGCCAGCGGAACCGCACCCGGGGAACGCCGACGCTGATTCAGCTGCAGCACCCGGATCTGGTGGGCGTGTGGCTGGACAACGAGGGCCGCCCTGAGTGGCGATTCAACGGCGAGAAGGTTCCGACGGCGGACGTGTGGCACAAGCGGGTTCACCCGGTGCCCGGCCGGCTGCTGGGGTTGTCGCCGATTGCCGTGCACGCGCTGACGATCGGCACGGGCATCTCGGCGCTGCAGTTCGGCGCGCAGTGGTTCCAGGAGGGCGCGCACCCGTCGGCGATCCTCTCCAGTGATCAGAACCTAAACGGGGCGCAGGCGGCGACGGCGAAGGAACGGTTCATGGCGGCCGTGCACGGCCGCCGGGAGCCCGCAGTGCTCGGCAACGGCTGGAAGTACCAGTCGATTCAGGTCGCGCCGAACGAGAGCCAGTTCCTTGAGACGAACAACTACACGGCGGCGGAGTGCTGCCGGATTTTCGGCCCCGGTTTCGCGGAGATCTTCGGCTATGAGACGGGCGGGTCGCTGACCTACTCGAACATCGAGCAGCGCTCCTTGGACTTGCTGACCTATGCGGTGGATCCGTGGCTTGTGCGGATCGAGCGGGCCTTGTCGGAGTTGCTGCCGCGCCCGCAGATGGTCAAGTTCAACCGCAGCGCGCTGGTCCGCACGGACTTGCTGACCCGCTTCAAGGCGCATGCGATTGCCCTGCAGAACCAGTTCGAAGTCGTCAATGAGGTCCGCGAGCTGGAGGATCTGTCGCCCGTTGAGTGGGGCGATAAGCCCACGGCGCCGCCTCCGGATCCCGCAGCCGTCAGCCCGCTAGGAGGTCACTGATGAGTGAGAAGAGCGAGCGCGCCTCCGTCACGGGAATCGTGCGGCGCGCCTACCCCGTCCAGCTGGAGGCCCGCGCCAAGGATGGCGCCTCCGGTGTCTCCACCGTCTTCGGTTACGCCTCGGTCGTTGAGGAGCCCTACGAGATGTGGGACTTCCTCGGCTCCTACGCCGAGGTGGTTCGCACGGGCGCGTTCACGAAGACGCTGTCCGAGAACCCGCAGGTGCAGCTGCTGCTGAACCATGGCGGCCTGGCGATGGCGTACACGAAGGCCGGCACGCTGCGCCTGTCGGAGGACTCGACGGGCCTGCACATGGAGGCCGACGTCACCGCGGCACGGTCGGACGTCCAGGACATGCTCCTGGCCCTCGAGGACGGCAGCGTCGACGAGATGAGCTTCGCGTTCCGGGTGACGCGGCAGCTGTGGTCTCCGGACTATGACCAGCGGGATATCACCGAGGTCGACCTGCACCGCGGCGACGTGAGTGTCGTGAACTTCGGGGCCAACCCGGCGACGTCGGTGCAGCCCGCGATGCGGGCCGCCGACTTCGACAAGCTCGGCGACGACGACGCCCGCGCGCTCATGGAGCGCCTGCAGCGCCGCCTGTCGCCGCCCGCGGAACCCGAGCCATTGGCCGGGCATCCGCTTTCGCTGTACCAGGCTCAGGCTGCCGCTCTGGCCCTGTAGCCGCCTTTCGCCTGCATCACCTGACGCGCCGGAGTCCACGCCGGAGCGCGCCTCGGCATGCCCGAGGAACGCCACCACCTGGACCACCACCCGGACGGCACGCGGGCGCGACCCACCCCCATCACCGATCACTAAGGAGTGAGCCATGCTCGCATTCCTGCGCACGCAGCTGCAGGAGCTGCTGGAGCAGCGGGCCGCGCTGAAGACCGAACTGGACGGCATCCTCAAGGAGCCGACCGCGGAGAAGCGCGCGCTGTCCGACGACGAGGACAAGGCGTTCACGGAGAAGCGTGACGCCATCAAGGCCAAGGACGCCGAGATCAAGGCCGCCGAGGAGCGCATCGCCGACCTCGAAGAGGCCGAGGAGCGCGACACCAAGGCGGCCGAGCTTCGCGCGAAGTACCAGCCGGCCGGCCCGCAGCCGTCCGGCATCAAGGTCATCTCGGAGCCGGAGACCTACCGCAAGGGCGGCGGGCAGTCCTACTTCCGGGACCTGTTCCGGGCGCAGCAGCGCGGCGACCACGAGGCGATCGACCGGCTGCAGCGCAATGACCGCGAGGTCATGGAGAAGCGCGCCCTGACCACCACCGACGGTGCTGTGGGCGAGTTCGTGCCGCCGCTGTGGATGGTCGACGAGTACGTGAAGCTGGCCCGTGCGGGCCGTGTCGTCGCCGACCAGATCGCGCACCAGCCGCTGCCCGGCGGTACCGACTCCATCAACCTGCCGAAGCTCACCGGCGGCACCAGCACGGCCGAGCAGGCAACGCAGAACGCGGCGGTGTCCAACACCGACGCCACGTCGTCCAGCGTCACCGCTGCGGTTGCGACCGTGGCTGGCCAGCAGGTCGTCAGTCAGCAGCTGCTGGAGCAGTCGCCGATCAACATGGACTCGATCCTCCTCGGGGACCTGGCGGCCGACTACGCGGTGCGCCTGGACACGTTCGTCATCAACAACAACGCGGCGAACAAGCGTGGCCTGCTCAACGCGTCCGGCATCAACGCCATCACGTACACGGACGCCACGCCGACTGTGGGCGAGGCGTACAGCAAGGTCGGCGACGGCATCCAGCAGATCCACACCGGGCGTTTCCTTCCGCCCGACAAGATCTTCATGCATCCGCGCCGGTGGGCCTGGTACACGGTGTCCCTGGACACCGCGGGCCGTCCGCTGGTGGTGCCGTCGGCGAACATGCCGCAGAACGTCCTCGCCGCCATGTCCGACGTCACCTCGGAGGGCTTCGTCGGCACCCTGCAGGGTCTGCCGGTGTACGTCGACCCGAACATTCCGACCACTCTGGGTGGCGGCACCGAGGACCGGATCATCATCGTCCGGTCGTCCGACGTGATCCTCTTCGAGGGCACGCCGCGCGCGGAAGCCTTCCGTGAGACCTACGCCAACCAGCTGTCGGTCCTGCTGCGGTTCTACAACTACGCAGCACTCCACTCGGAGCGCTACCCGAAGTCCATCTCGGTGGTCTCGGGGACCGGCATGATCGCCCCGGTGTTCTAGTCCGTTCTGCGCCCCGGCCAACTTCTGGCCGGGGCGCCTCCATTGGGAGGATCGGCTATGGCCGACGAGGAGAACGCCGAGGCGTCGGGCCCCGGCGAGAAGACCGAAGACGTCGACCCGAACCGCGAAGGGCTCATTGCGGCCCTGTGGCGCGAGCGCGCCGGGTATGAGATGCGGGAGCTCAAGGGCCGTGTGGCCGAGGTGGACGCCGAGCTGAAGCGTCTGGGTGTCGCACAGCCGAAGCCGGCCAGTGCCCCGCGGGAGACCGCAGCCGAGTCGAAGCCTCGCCGCACTGCGGGCCGCGCCAAGCAGGGTGAGTGACCGTGGGGACGTATGCCACTGCGGTCGCCTCTGGGGCGCGCACCACGTCGGCGAACTCCGGCGCCCTGCCGGGGTTCGGTGACTGGTCGAAGTTTCGTGCCCAGCTGGCCGTAACTGCCGCGTCGGGTACGACGCCGACGCTGGACGTGGTCATCGAGGACAGCTTTGACGGCGGGACGACCTGGAACACGGTCGGTACGTTCACGCAGAAGACCGCGGCCGGCACTCAGGCCGTGGACATCACGGGCCTGTTCAGCGACCAGCTGCGGGTGCGGTGGACGGTCGGCGGCACCACGCCGTCCTTCACGTTCTCGGTGCTGCTGTACGGCAAGTGAGAGGGGGCCGCCGTGGCGCTCCTGACGCTGGCCGAGGCGAAGCAGCAATTGGACATCGAGACCACCACTCACGACATTGAACTGCAGGTTTACGTAGATGCGCTGACGGCGGCCATTGAGCAGCATGTCGGGCCGGTGGAGAATCGGCAGGTCACGGAGACGGTGCGTGGTCACGGTCCCACGCTGTGGCTGACGCAGGTGCCTGTCGTTTCGCTGACGTCGGTGACGCCGCTGCAGGCCGGCGGGCTGGCAGTGGCTACTGCGGACGTGGTTGTCGACAACGAGCGTGGCGTCATCCGGCGCTGGGACCGTGGCCTCTTCTATGGCGGCCCGTGGTCGGTGGTCTACACAGCGGGGCGCGGCTCGGTACCACCGACGATCAATCTGGCGGCGAGGATCCTCTTGCAGCATCTGTGGCGTACCCAGTACGGGGCGTCGCGGGGTCTGTCGGGGATCGGCGGGGGCGACGACTTCAGTGTCACCGAGCCTGCTCCCGGCTGGGGGTATGCGATCCCTAACCGGGTGCTGCAGCTGTTGGAGCCGTACAAGGCGCCGCCGGGGGTGGCGTGATGCAGACTTCCCGCGTTCCTGCGGCGGTCGACGCTCTACTGGCGATCCTGCGGGCCGCGCCCGCGCTGGCGGATGTCCGCATCATCGACGGCCCGGAGCCGGTGAACCTCACAGAGCGAGACATGATCTTCGTGGGGTGGCAGCCGGGCGCCGATGCTGCGGTCGGACTGCAGCAGCAGTTCGCGTATGCGGGCGCCCGCGGCCGCGACGAAGAGTTCGAGATCGCCTGTTACGCGGAGACCCGCGCCGGCGACAAGGATATGGCGCTGCGCCGAACCCGCGTGTTCGAACTGGTGGGGGCGGTCGAGACGGCGCTGCGTGCCACCGATGCCGCGCCGACCGCGCCGACGCTGAACGGCACGGTGCTGTGGGCGCACCTGACGACCGGCAATCTCCAGCAGGCGCAGAGCGAGGGCTCGATCGCGGGCCTCGCGTTCACGGTGGCCTGCCGAGCCCGTATCTGATCCAACCCATCTCTGAGGAGTACAGCCATGGCGCGTGTGCGCTACGTGGGCTCGGAGCCGGTCACCGTGCCTGAGCTCGGGGACCTGTTCGTCGAACCCGACACCGTCGTCGAGGTCCCCGACGAAAGGTTCGAGGGCTACGTCTGCCAGCCGACCAACTGGGAGTCCGTCGAGGAGCCCGGCCTCCGCGCCGCGGCCGAGACGAAGAGGGCGGCGCGTGCCGCGAAGGGAGCTGATCTCTGATGGCGATCGGTTCGGGCCTTGGCGCCCAACTCGGCATCAGCGCCGAGACGACCTACGGGACGTTCGTCGCGCCGAGCAAGTTCATCGAGTTCACCAAGGAGTCGCTCGCCCTCAAGAAGACGACCGCCCAGTCTGCGGGCATCGCGGCGGGTCGTCTGCTGCCGCTGTCGTCGCGGCGCGTGCTGACCCGCCAGGAGGTACAGGGATCCGTCGACCTGGAGATCGTCAACAAGTCCATGGGCATGCTGCTGCAGGCGCTGATGGGGACGTCGGTCACGCCGGTGCAGCAGGCCGCGACGACCGCCTACCTGCAGACGCACACGCTGGCGGACACGGCGGGCAAGAGCCTGACGATCCAGAAGGGCGTCCCGCTCACCACGGGCACCGTCACTGACAAGACCTTTCTGGGCTGCAAGGTCACCAGCGCGGAATTCGCCTGCGAGGTGGGCGGCATGCTCACCGGCAGCTTCGAGTTCGACGGCAAGACCTGCGACGAGGCGCAGACCCTGGCGTCCGCGAGCTACCCGAACATGTCGCCGTTCCACTTCGGCCAGATGGCCGTGAAGACCGGAACCTACGGCACAGAGGCCGCGCGGGACGGCGTCCGCAAGGTCTCGGTGAAGATCGAGCGCCCGCAGGCGACGGAGCGCTTCTACGCGGGCCAGGCGGGGCTGAAGAAGGAGCCCATCTCCAACGACCAGGTGAAGATCACCGGGACGCTGGAGACGGACTACATCGACACCATCCTCGACGACCTCCACACCTCCGACGCCGCAACCAGCCTGGTGTGGGAGTTCATCGGCGCGAACATCGCGAGCACGTACTTCGAGACGTTCCGGATCACGCTGCCCGCGGTGCGTTTCGACGAGGGCCCGCCGGTGGTCGACGGCTTCGACGTCATCAAGCCGAGTTTCAACTTCACCGCCCTGTACGACGGCACCAACCCGGTGAAGATCGAGTACATGGCCACGGACGTCACGCTGTGAGGTGACCTCATGGTCTCCGACATCCGCATCACCAACACCGGCAGCCTGCTCGAACTCCAGAGGAAACTGCGGGCTGCCGGTCACGAGAACATCCGCGCCTCTATGCAGCGCCGCCTGCGGCACGCCGCCGAACCCCTGCGGGACGACCTGCAGTCCGCGATCCGCGGGCTGAACATCAGCTCACAGGGGCGCCGCGGCCGACCTGGCGGACCCTCCCCGACCACCCGTCCGCTGCGCGCGACGATCGCCGACGCGATCCGCATCAGCGTCCGCACCGCGGGCAACCCCGGCGCGAAGGTCTGGGTCGACAAGGGCCGCCTGCCAGCCGACCTGCTGAAGATGCCGAACGCGCTCAACACCGGCCGCGTCCGGCACCCCGTGTACGGCAACCGGCGCCGCTGGGTGCAGCAGAACGCCACCCCTCTGTGGTGGGACAACACCGTGCGCAAGGGCCGCCCCCACATGGAGCGGGAAGCCGCCCGTGTCCTTGACGACGTGCGCCGTCGTCTTGAGTAACCAGGAGCAGCAATGATCGTTTCGTACCGCCACGAGGACGGCACCGTTGAGGAAGTCTCCACCGACGACCTGTCCGCGATCGAGTCGTCCGTCATCGAGTCCGCCACCGGCATGGACTGGGATGACGTCGACACCGCCCTGCGCCAGCAGGCGCCGACCGCGATGCGCGCCGTGCTGTGGGTGTTCCGCAAGCGACAGCAGCCCACACTGCGGTTCTCCGACTTCGACCTGCCCGGCTGGAAGCGGCGTACCAAGGCCCGCCTGGAGTACGCCGAGATCCTCGACATGGTCGAGGCGTTGCTGAAGAACCCCGAGGCCACGGACGAGGTCATCGAGCGGATGACCGACCACATGCGGGCCATGGCCCACGATCCGGCCGACGTGGACAAGGCGTTCGGGGAGATGGCCCCAAAAGCTCCGGCGCCCGTGCCGCAGGCTCCAAGCCTCGACGAGGCGGAGCCCGAGCCAATGCCGGACGAGAGCCGTTCGGAATCCGCGCCTCTGTCCTGAGCTACCGCTGGCTGCTCGCGCACCTTCTGCACATCCGTCCGTGGGAGATCGACCTGCTCTCCCGCGAGGAGCTCGCCTCCGCCGTCGCGTGGATCGACCGTCACCTGGCCGATCGGGCCCAAGTAGCCGGAGGTGAGTGATGGCCAGCACGACCCTGACGTTCACGCTGGAAGGCCGGGACCGGCTCTCCAAGGTGCTCGACAAGGTGGGCGATTCCGCGAAGGGGCTGGAGAAGAAGCTCGTCACGGCGGGGGCGGCGATCCCGGCCGCGGCCGCGCTGGCGCCGCTCGCCGCGCAAGCCGGCGCGGCCGCGGTGGCGGTGGCCGCGTTCGGTGCGGCAATCGTGCCGCAGATCGGCGCCCTGTCCGACGCGAGCCAGGCACAGAAGAAGTACGAGGACGCCGTCACCAAGAGCGGTGCGACGTCGCAGGCGGCGATCTCCGCGCAACTGGCGTTCCAGGAGCAGATCGCGAAGATGCCGCCGGCGACCCGGCAGGCCGCCGCCGCGCTGACGACGCTGAAGAAGGAGTACTCGGGCTGGTCGGACGCCCTCGCCGGGGACACGATGCCCGTCTTCACGAAGGGTCTGGCGGTCGCCTCGGCGGCGTTGCCGAAGTTCACCCCGCTGGTGAAGGGCGCGTCCGTCCAGCTCGACCGCCTCATGACGCTGGCCGGCGGCGCGCTGGCCACTCCTGGCATCGACCAGCTGATGGGCAAGTTCTCGACGTTCGCTACGACCAGCCTGCGCCAGGCCGTCGACGCTGTCGTCCACTTCACCCGCATCCTCAACACGGGGAAGCTCGGCGGCGATTTCACGCAGTTCATGGACTACGCACGCCAGCAGGGCCCGCTGCTCGCCAGCACCCTGAAGAACGTTGCGACGGCCGCGGTGCACCTGCTGACGGCCGCATCCGGCGTGGGCGTGGGCTTGCTGCAGTTGGCGAACGCGGCAGCGAAGGTTGTGGCGTCCCTGCCCACTGGGTTCATCACCACCCTGATGCAGACCGCGCTCGCGATTCGCGCCGTCAGACTGGCAGGCTCGGGGATTCAGTTGCTGGCGGGCGGTTTCTCGACGGTCGCCGCAAGCATCACCACCATGAGGACCGCCGCAGCTGGCGCGACCGGGCGCGTGGCGGGGATGCGGTCCGCGCTCGGCTCGCTGTCCACCGGTGCCAAGCTGAACGTGGCAGCCGTCGGTATCGGCCTGTTCGCAGTGGCCATGGTCAACCTGTCGAAGATCGGCAAGGCGGCACCGCCGGACGTCGACAAGCTGACCACGTCGCTGGGCAACTTGGCTCGCACGGGCAAGTCGTCGGGCGAGGCCGCGCGTGTCTTCGGCAGCAACCTCAAGGGGCTGTACGACGGCATCCGGAACATCACTGACGCGAGCACGACCGACAAAATCCAGCAGGGTCTGGTCAAGGTCTTCTCGCTGGGGATGGCGGACTCCACACCGAACACCGAGGCGAAAGCAAAGCTCGACGCGATCGACAAGTCGTTGGCCAGCCTGGTGCAGGGCGGCAAGTCGGACCTGGCGGCGGCCGCCCTGAAGCGGCTGTCGGACGCCTACGCCAAGGGCGGTCACGACGTCGGCGACTTCAAGAACCGCCTGGACAACTACAAGTCCGCGCTGGCCGACCAGAAGTTCGAGCAGGACCTGGCGGCTCAGAGCATGGGCCTGTTCGGCGCTCAGGCGCAGAAGACGCAGGCCGCGCTCGCCGAACAGAAGCAGTCCGCCGACGGCTTGAGGCAGAGCATCCAGGCCCTCAACGACGTGAACCGCGCCGGCCTCGGCGGGATGATCGGCTTCGAGGCTGCCATCGACGCCGCGTCGTCGGCGATAAAGGGCAACGAGCACGCGCTGAGCATGAGCCACGGGCAGCTGGACCTCAACTCGGAGAAGGCCCGTACCGCGGCCAGCGCTCTGCAGGATCTGGCGTCGAAGACGGATGAGGCTGCTGCGAGTGCCCGGGAGTCCGGATCGTCGTGGACGACCGTCAACGGGATCTACGAGCGTGGCCGGGCCGCGCTCATCAAGAGCGCTGACGCCATGGGCCTGACCAGGTCCCAGGCCGTGCAGCTGGCGAACCAGATCCTGAAGACACCGAACAAGACGGCTCTGCTGAAGGGTGATCTGTCCGACCTGCGGGCCAAGCTCAAGGACGCCGAGGGCAAGCTGGCCTCGGTGCCCGACTCCCGCAGGGCGAAGCTCCTGGCCGACATCTCCGACCTCAGGTCGAAGATCGACGCGGCACGGCGCTACCTCTACAACCTGAACGGCACGACTGCCACCACCTACGTCCGCACGATCCGGTCCGAGTCCAACACGACCGGGCGCCCGGCCAAGGGCGAGGGCGGCGTCTCGAAGTACGCGAGCGGCGGCACGCCGAAGGCGGGCGAGGTCGCGTGGGTCGGCGAAGAGGGCCCGGAGCTCGTCACTTTCGGGAGCGCGGCGCGCGTCTTCGATCACCGCACGTCGATGGCCATGGCGGGCAACACGGTGAGCGCGGGAAACGCTGCGGCGCAGGGCCTGGCCGTGGGCCTCGGTTCGGCGGCGAGCGTTCACGCTGCGGCGCGCACGCTCGCCGCCGCTGTGGAGGCGGGGGTGCGCGAGGAGCTGCAGATCGCGTCTCCGTCGAAGAAGATGAAGGCGCTGGCCGCGGACATCGGCAAGGGTCTGATCGTCGGTCTCACCGGATCCCGCGACAAGATCAAGTCGGTATCGGCTGACCTGGCGAAGGACATCCGCACCGCGTTCAGCGGGAAGAAGGAATCCCACCTCGTCGCCTACGTCAACAAGCAGACGGGCAAGCTGCTGGATGCGGCGAAGAAGCGGGACGCCATCGCGGCGCGGATCGCCGAGGCGAAGAAGTACGCGAGCGACGTCACGAGCGCGGCCCGTGAGAGCGCGGGTCTGTCGAACCTCGGCATGGAGCCCGACCAGGTCACGGCGGGCGGCATCAGGGCGGGCCTCGGCCAAAAGCTCGCGCAGATCAAGCAGTTCACGAAGTACGTCGACATGCTCGCCAAGCGGGGCCTGAACAAGGGGCTGCTGCGGCAGATCCTCAACATGGGCCCCGACGCCGGATACGCCTACGCGAGCGCGCTGGTGGGTGCGGACAAGAACACGTTCAAGTCCATCAACTCCCTGCAGGGGCAGCTGGACAAGTCGTCGACGACGCTCGGTCAGGTCGGCGCGGACCGGCTGTACGACGCTGGGCGGAACGCGGGCAAGGGGTTCCTGAAAGGGCTGGAGGGCCAGCAGAAGGACATCGAGAAGCTGATGATGTCCATCGCCAAGGGCATGCAGAAGGCGATCAAGAAGAGTCTCGGCATCAAGTCCCCGTCCACCGTCATGGCCAAGCTCGGCGCGTACTCCACGCAGGGCCTGGCCCGCGGCCTGGTCGACGGGGTGCCCGTCCTCGACCGCGCCCTCGACGTGGTGACCGGCCGCGTGGCCGGCGCGCAGCCCGTCCTCGGCCGCCCCGCAGCCGCGGGAGGCGCGGGAGCCGGGACCGTCATCAACCTCACCATCGACGTGAGGCCGGGCGGCGTGGCGGACTGGGAAGCCATCCGCCGCGGCCTGCTCTCCCTCAAACGGCACCACGGAGCCAACGTGAACCTGGGATTCGGGGGGTGACGCCGTGACCCTTCTCGTGGAAGCAGGATGGGGCGGCCTCGTCCAGTACCCCAACACCATCACCTGGACGGACATCACCCAGTTCACCGACGGCATCGTGGAAGGGATCACGGTCTCGCGGGGCGCCTCCGACGAACTGTCGGAGACCCAGCCCGGCACGGCCACGCTGCACCTGGACAACCAGGACGGCCGCTTCACGCCGGGCAACGCCGCATCGCCGTACTACCCGTTCGTGCGGCGCAACGCTCCGGTCAGGGTCTCCGTGGCGGTCATGCCGACACGGACCGGATCGGCGCCGTACCCGCTCGCGATGCTGGGCGACGACTTCGACGACAACCGCATCGATCAGTCGCTGTGGCCCAACAGCTACGGCGGCGCGAGCGAGGTCAACGGCAAGGCGCGCGTCCCCGTCATCCCCGGCGGGTTCGCCGCCTACCAGTCCGCCCGCCAGTGGACACTGACCGGATCCCGGTTCTGCGTGAAGGTCGCGACCCTGCCCGCCGTCGGGGGCAGCAGCGCGGCCGCCGTCAGCGTCATGGCCAACTCCACGACCGACGGCACCCGTATCGGATTCACCTACGACCCGGTCGCCGGAACCCTGCGCTGCGTCAGCGAGGTCGGATATTTCGACGGCTCGGCCACCACCCTGACGTTCAGCCCGATCGACCACATGTGGCTGCGGATCAGCGAGTCCGGCGGCAACGTCTTCTGGGAGACCTCCGGCGACGGCTTCGCCTGGACCCTGCGCCGCACCCTGGCCACCCCCGCCTGGGTCACCTCGCAGAGCGTCATCATCGAAATGACCGCCAACCGCACCGGCGGCGTGCAGGACTACGTCGAGTTCGACCTCGCCGGTGCGCAGATCCGCCCCCGGTTCTGGGGCACCGTCAACGAGTTCCCCGTCGACTGGGAAGGCCTGACCTCCACGGTCACCATCACGGCGACCGACCTGTTCAAACAGCTCAACCGGCTGCCCGCGCTACGGTCCATGGTCGCCGAGGAGATCATCGAACTCGCGCCGATGGCGTACTACCCGCTCACCGAGGACAGCACGTCGACGACCGCGGGCGACATCGGCGGCAACGGCGCCCCCTCCCTGGCCATCACCCAGGCCGGTGTGGGCGGCACCCTCACCCTGGGCACCGCGGCCGGCCCCGCCCAGACGGACGAGCAGATGCCCGTTTTCACGCCGTCGTCGGCAACCGTGGGCAAGTGGCTGTCCGTCGACCTGGGCTCGCAGTTCGAAGACCCGGCGATGTACCAGTACCTCACCTTCGAGGCCTGGTTCCAGACCACCACCACCGGCCGGTGCATCCTCGGCGTCCACACCCCCGACCTGATCTCCCAGCACCTGCTGTCGATCGGCGCCGGCGGCGGCCTGCAGATCGAATGGACCTCCGACGGGACCGCCCTCACCACGGAGACGATCAGCGGCCCGACCACCCTGGCCGACGGCAACTGGCACCACGTCGTCTACGACCAGTACGCGGGCACCGTATACATCGACGGCGTCCTCGTCGATTCGACCCTCGCCGTCCCCCGGCGCTGGGGGCAGCGGATGCTGCACGTGGGCGGCTACCGCAACACCCGGCTGTGGAACGGCAGTATCGGCCACGCCACGATCTACTCCACTCTCACCTACGACCCCGGCCCGACCGCGGCCACCCACTACACGGCGGGCACGACCGGCTATGCGGGCGAGGACGCCGACGTGCGGATCCAGCGGCTGGCCCGGTACGCGGGCCTGCCGTCGGTGACGATCGGGGGCACCACCCACGACCCGATCACCTCCCAGGGCCCCGGGGGCAGCCAGGTCGTGGCCCGCATGCGGGAGGTCGAATCCACCGAGTCCGGGCACCTGTTCGCCGAGCGGGACTATTTCGGCCTCGCCTACCAGTCCCGTGACCTGCGCTACAACCCGGACCCGGCCAGCGAGACGTTCACGATCAACTATGCCGACCTGGAACCCGGCCTGAGCCTCGCCGACGACGACCAGAAGATGGTCAACAGCGTGCAGGCGTCCCGGCCGGGCGGCGCCACCCAGCGCGTCACCGCGCCGTCCAGCATCTTCGCATTCGGCCTGTACGAACCGCAGCCTCTCGACATCCTCAAGACCTCCGACAACTCGGTGCTGGACGCGGCGTACTGGCTGGTGTCCCGCTACGCCAACCCAGGCCCGGAGCTGCGCGAGGTCGTCATCGACGCCTACTCGATGGGCTCCTCGTACATCAACATCCTCGACGCCGACATCTCCAGCTACTTCACGGTGTTCACCCTGCCCAGCCAGGCCCCCGCCTCCAACCTGCGGGTCACCGTCGAGGGCTACACCGAGACGATCAAAGAGCGGCAGCACGTCATCCAGTTCCACACCTCGGCGTCCCTGACGGACTCCGTGTGGGCCCTCGACGACTCGGTCTACTCCGTTCTCGACTCCACCACCCGCCTCGCCTACTGAAGGAGCCCGCATGCCCATCGCCGTCGTGCGCGCCGAGACGTTCTACACGCCGCCCTCCAACCTGCCCCGCGACGCGTGGGCAGACGTGCCCGCGGCGGAGCTGGTCTGGCGGTGGATGGAGTACCGGATGGGCCGCCGGATCGTTCCGCCCGAGGGCACCGTCGACGACACGTACTACACCCGCATCAACCAGAACCGGTGGGTCGCCGACTGCAGCAGCTGCGGGTCCGCGCAGGTCGTCTCTCCCACCGACCCCCGGTACGCGTGCACCGAGTGCCAGTGGGGCTGGTGCGCACTGATCTTCCCCGCCGACCCGGACGCCGTGGAGGCCAGCCTCCTCGCCCTCAAACCGGGCCTGCGGAACTGGTGGAACGACGACGACCCCAACAACCCCAACCGGCCGCCGGACCCCGTGCCCGACCCTGGCCCTGAAAGCAGCACGTCATGACGTTTGCCCCGCGTACCTGGGTCGTCGGCGAAATCGTCAGCGCGGCGCTCATGAACCAGGAGATCCGCGACCAGCTCAACAGCTTCTACGGCGCTTGGTCGACGTACACCCCGACGTGGACCGGGGCCACCACCAACCCGGTGTTGGGGAACGGCACGCTGATCGGCCGCTACCTCAAGGTGGGCCGTGACGTGCATTTCCACATCAACCTCACCTGCGGCAGCACGACGACTTACGGGGCCGGTGGCTACAACTTCACGCTGCCCGTCACCGCTGCCAACCAAGGCGCCAGCATGATCGGGAAAGCTCAGCTGCTGGGCACGAACCGATGGCCGGGGGAGATCGTCGTCTCGCCGAACGCCGGCCAGATCGGCACGTTCTTCCCGGCCGCATCGGGTGACAACCGGCTCTCTTTCCACAGCGCATCGGTGCCCGAGGTCATGGCCAGCGGCTCCCAGGTCCGCATCACCGGCTTCTACGAGTCGGCCACCTGACCCACCCCACCCTTCCCCGAGCCTCGAGCCGCTGGCCGGGGTTCTTTTCATGCCCAGAAAGAGGCCCGGATGCCTGACCTGTGGATGCCCGGCGCCGCCCGGCACGCCGTCGGGAACGTCGGCGCCATGAACGGCGGCCCCGCGCGGGCCGTCTGGCACATCACCTCCAACGCAACGGACTGGACGTTCACCCGCGAACTGGGCTGGTTCACCGGCGGCGGCGCCGACGTCGCCCCCCACCTGCTATGGGACCCGTTCACCGGGGAAATCGCGCAGTTCTTCCCCGCGGACAGCCGCAGCCTCTCGCTGCAGAACGCGGGCGACGTCCGCACCAACAGGACTGGCAAGTACTGCATCCAGATCGAGATCGTCTTCACCGAGGGCGAGACCGTCGGCGGCAAGAAGTACAACTCGGTGCGGGACACCCCGTGCAAGAACCTCGACAAGATCGTGGCGTGGCTGCGGAGCCTCGGCATTCCGGACGTGTGGCCCGGCGGCGCCCCGACGGGCTTCGTCCGCGACACCGTCTCCCTCGACGCCTGGACGAAGTTGGGCGGGCACTACGGCCACAACCAGATCCCCGGCAACTCGCACGTCGACCCCGGCCCGATGCCGTCCTTGTTCGGGACCACCCCAGTCACCCCGCCGAAGCCGCCGGCCCCGGCAAAGCCCAAGGTCTCTCTCGCGCACGTCATATACGCCGCGAAGCACGACCCGGCCGCCGCGCAGGGTCACACCTCGTACAAGGGCGAAGCGCTGATCGTCGAGAAGGCGCTGAAGACGGAAGGCCTGCTCGCCTCGCAGTACGTCGACGGCAGCTTCGGAACCAAGACCGTCGACGCCTACAAGGCGTGGCAGCAGCATCTCGGCTACAGCGGGTCCGGCGCCGACGGCATCCCCGGCAAGGCCTCCCTCTCGAAGCTCGCCGCAAGACACGGCTTCATCGTCACTGACTGACCTGGAAGAAACGAGACTGCAATGAAGATCTTCGGACGTGAACCGGCGGCACTGCTCGCCTTCGTCGCCGTCGGCATCAAGCTCCTCGCCGCGTTCGGCGCCGGCCTCAGCACGGACCAGCAGGCCGTGCTCAACGCCGTGGCCGCCGCAGTGGTTGGCCTCGTGGTCGCCTTCATGACGCACGACGGGATCGCCGCGGCCCTGTACGGCTTCGCTCAGGCCGCGCTCGCGCTCGCAGTCGGCTTCGGGCTGCACTGGTCGGCAGACCATCAGGCCGTCGTCCTGTCCTTCGTGTCGGTGGCCGTCGCGATGTTCGTGCGCACCCAGGTCACCGCGAAGGTCCCGGCCGTGGCCACCACTCCCCAGGGCGTGTAGGTGCCGCGCCGTATCGTCCGGCGGCTGAGCCGCCAACTCGGCCGCCGGGGAGCGATCCTGCTGTCCTACGGCGGGGTGTGGGCCATCATCGGCTACGGCCAGATCACCGCCCCGCAACCGGACTTGCGCGGCCTGCGCCTCCTCCTGCAGATGATGCCGCTCGATGCGTGGGGCTGGCTGTGGGTGGCCTCTGGGCTCACCGCGATCGTGTCGGCATGGCTGCCGCAGGGCCGTGACTGGCCCGGGTTTCTGGCCCTGCCGCTGATCGTGCTGCCGTGGATGGCGAGCTATCTGATCGCCTGGATCATCGGAGATTTCCCGCGCGGCTGGGTCGCGGCGGTGGTGTGGGCGGCGATCGCCGCACCAGTACTTGTTGTAGCTGGGTGGGATGAACCGCCTCGGAGCAAGATGTTGGAGGCGATCCGGTGACCGCGGACACCTGGGTGCAGGGCGCGCTCGCGCTCGTCGGAACCGTAGGCGGCATCGTCGCCGCGAGGTCGGCGCGAAGAACGAAGCGACAGGAACGGCGCGACGACTTCACAGCCATCACCGACCAGCAAGGCAAAGCGCTCGAGCGGCTGGAAGCGCGGGTCCTGCGGCAGGAAGAGGACTCGGAGAAGCAGCGGCAGCGGATCGGCGACCAGGACGAGGCGATCGGCTGGCTTCTGCACAGGGTGCGGTCGCTGGTGTCGCACATCAAGAAGGCGGGGATGGAGCCGCCCCTGGCCGAGCCGATGACGGAGCAGGCAGCCCGCTACATCCGCAACATCGACGCCTGAGAACTGGAGTGCGACCGATGGACGATGAACCCCCGCCGTTCTGGCTGTCGCCGTGGCCGTTCATTGAGCCCGACCTGCCGCCCGACGACGAGACCGAGTGACGACGCCCCCGCTTCTCTGCCAACTGGCAGGGAGCGGGGGCGTTTTGCTGCGCGCGGCGTGACCTGCACTGTAATCTTTTCCACGGAAAGACTTACAGGGTTGGGGAGGGAGACAGTGAAGCTTGTCGCATATATCCGAGTCAGTACCGCAGGTCAGGTGTCTGACGGGTACGGACTGTCCATCCAGGAGAAGGCCGTCCGAGCGTGGGCGAAAGCCAACGGACACCGCATCGTCCGCCTAGTCAGCGAGGAAGGCGTGAGCGGCGCCAAGGAGGCCGTGGACCGCCCCGGGCTGTCCGAAGCCCTGACGCTTATCCAGGACGGCACCGCAGAGGGACTACTCATCCCCCGACTTGACCGCCTGGCCCGCTCCGTCACCGTCCAGGAAGCCACCCTGGCTTTCGTGTGGCGCCACGGAGGGAGGGTGTACGCCGCCGACTCCGGCGACATCGCCGAAGACCAGGACGACCCGTACCGCATCGCCATGCGGGAAATGGCCGGCGTCTTCGCGGGCCTGGAGCGCCGCATCATCGTCAAGCGGCTCAAGGACGGGCGGGCCGCGAAGGACGCTTCGGGCCGGAAGAGTGTCGGCGCATACGCCTACGGAACTCACGGCGTAGGCGAAGGCCGCGAACGCGACGCCGGATCAAACCCGGCCGAGGCTGCCGCGCACGCCCGGACCCTCGAACTTCGCCGCAGTGGCAAGTCCTACCGGGAGATCTGCGAGGCGCTGAACGCTGAAGGCCACCGTCCACGCCGCGCCGAACGGTGGCAGCCGATGGTCGTGCGCGCCATCTGTCGCCGCGCCGGACTGGACTGACCAGCCCAAGCCTCTCGACTTGCCCCAATATTCGAACACGCGCTCTAATCGATTCATGGGCCACTACAAGGTCGAGCACCTCACCGACACCCAGGAGCGCATCCTCCGCTGCATCCGCGAGGCCATCGCCGACCAGGGGGAGGCTCCGACCGTGCAGGAGATCGGGGAGCGGGTGGGCATGCGTAGCCGCGCCTCCGTGCACTACCAGCTGGGGGAGCTGGAATCGAAGGGCGCCATCCGCCGCGAGCGTGGCCAGCGCCGCGGGATCAGG